GTAGTAATGGAAATATCTACAGGATGGGTATTGAAGTAAATGAATTTAACCGACCTGTTAATTATTGCTTTTTAACAAAACACCCCGGCGATACTTTATTCCCTGCGAGAACTGGAGAGAAAAGACATTTAATTATTCCCGCTGATGAAATTATTCATCTATTCCAACAAGAAAGACCGTCACAAAGTCGCGGTGTTCCAGCAATGGCAAGTTGCTTAAAAGCGTTGCATGACTTAAATGGATTTCAAGAAGCGAGCGTTATTAGAGCAAGGGCGGCAAGTTCGTTAATGGGATTTATTACAAGTCCAGAAGGTGAACTAGACGCAGGCGGTGAAGTTTATGAAGAAGAAAGAGTTACACAATTCGAGCCGGGTGTTTTTAAATATTTAGATCAAGGTCAACAAATTTCCGTACCTGATTTTGATTCACCTAATGGGGAGTTCCCCGAATTTATGGCTGCAATGTTGCGTAGTGTCGCGGCGGGTTGTGGCGTTAGTTATGAATCTGTAAGTAGAGACTTTAGTAAAACGAATTATTCTTCTAGCCGTCTTTCATTGTTAGAGGATCGTTCACAATATCGCTCAATTCAAAACTATTTAATAGATAACTTCCATACAAGAGTGTTTGAAGCGTGGTTAGAAATGGCCGTATTAAGTGGCAATTTGAACTTGCCTAATTATGAAAGCGACCCAGATAGATATAGACGTGTCCGCTTTGTTCCTAGAGGTTGGGAATGGGTAGACCCACAAAAAGAGATAGCAGCAAATAAGGAGGCAGTAAAAGCAGGATTTAAAACTGTTGCAATGGTCGTCGCGGAACAAGGTCATGATCTCTCTGATTTACTCCCACAAAGAGCCGATGAGGTAGAGCAAGCGAAGCAATTAAATTTAGTTTTTGATACTGATCTTTCGTCAGGTGTTACTACGTCAGCAAAGCAGACTATTATAGATGAAAATCAAAACGAAACTAATGGAAAAGAAACGTGATTTAGAAAATCAAATTCAACATCGATCAGAACCCGTAGAGTTTGATATAAAAGAAGACCGCACGATTGAGTTTCCTTTCTCAAGTGAAAAGCCAGTTTATAGAGGTGTATTAGGCAATGAAATTCTTGATCATCGTGAAGGCTCTATTGATTTTTCAAGATTGAATGATGCAGCTCCTTTGCTCTTCAATCACAATCCGGACAAACCCATAGGCGTAGTTGAAAAGGCATGGACAAAAGACAAGCGCGGTTACGCCCGTGTACGTTTCAGCGACAATCCGTTTCCATCAGAAGTTTATAACGATGTAAAAAATGGAATATTAAGGGGTGTATCTGTTGGCTATAGCGTTAACAAAACAAGAGAAGAAGAAGACGCAAAAGATTCATATCGTGTGACCTCATGGACTCCCGCAGAAATTAGTATTGCCGTTGTAGCTGCTGACGAATCGGTAGGAGTAGGAAGAGCAAAAGAAGCGGAAGAAAAGATAGATAATAATATTGCTATGCCTGCAAAGCAAGAATCAAGTAATATGCAAGCACAACGTATTAACGACGTTCAAAAAGCGGCTTCCGTCGCATCACAAACTCAAACTCTACCTAAAGAGAAAATGACTGACACCCCTGATTTAAGTGTGGTGCGTTCAGAAGAGCGCAAGAAGGCTCAACAAGAAGAGCGTTCCAGAATCACAAACATCAGCGCATTAGGCGCACAACATGGTTGCGAAGATTTAGCAACATCATTAGTAGAAAGCGGAGCTTCAATTGACGAAGCAAGAGCCGCCGTATTAGAGCGCATCGGTGCAAAGCCTGTTGAAACTGTTTCTCAGGTTGATATGACTCAAGAGAAAAATATTGATTACAAGCTAACAACTGGTATTCGTGCCGCGTTAACAGGTGATTGGTCATCTAAAGAAGCTGGTTATGTTCGCGAGCTTTCACAAGAGGTTGAGCGTTCAGGTGTTAAGAAGACATCAGAAAGATCTTTCTTAGTTCCTTACACTGCTTTAACAAAAAGGGCAACTTACGTCACATCGGGAGCGACTACAGGTGGAAACCTAGTGGCTACTCAGTTAATGGAAGATGACTTCATTGAAGCTTTGAGAAATTCAAGCGTCATGATGTCTTTAGGTGTTAAGGCACTTCCCGGTCTAGTTGGTGACGTTGCAATTCCTAGAAGATCAGGTGTAGCTGCTACTTATTATCTTTCAAGTGAAACTACAGCAATCACACAAGCTGAAAGTACATTCGATCAGGTGACAATGACACCTAAGAACTTGGCTGCTTTAAGTAAGTATTCAAGACAGACTCTTCTACAGGCAACACCCGGAATTGAAGAGCTAATTAGAACAGATTTAACAGATGGTTTAAATACTGCTGTAGATCTTGGCATCCTTAACGGTTCTGGTTCATCAGGTCAACCAACAGGAATCTTGAATACAAGTGGAATCGGTTCTGTTGCTATCGGCACAAACGGCGGTGCAATCACAATCGAAACTCTTGTTGATCTTGAGGAACAAATTTTAATTGATAACGGAAATGTCTCCGATTCAATGGCTTATGTCACCTCGGCTAAAGTATTAGCTGAGCTTAAGAAACTCCGTGCGGGTGGTTCTGCATCTGGTGATGGTTCATTCTTGTTCAACACAGACATAAGCGGAATTGGACGCGGCCCAACTCCCGGCGCTGTAAATGGTTATCCTCTAGCAGTTACTAATCAAGTACCTAACAACCTAACTAAGGGTTCTAGTTCAGGCGTTTGTTCCGCTGTTCTAATGGGTGACTTTAGCCAGTGTACGGTTGGTTTCTACGGTAACGGTCTTGAAATAACTGTAGGTGAAGATAGTGACGACTTCAGCAAGGCTCTTACATCTGTTCGTGGAATCATTTCTTACGACGTAGCAGTAAGACACGCTGAAAGCTTCGCGGCTTGCCTAGACGTAACTACTTAATAACTTCTTTAACTGGGGGGTCTAAATGGCCCCCTTCTTTTTTTATAACAATGAAAATCTTTACTACTCGCGGTGTGATTGCTAGCGGTCAAGCTTTAGAAGCTGGTTCCGTTTATGACGTTAGTGACAAAGATGCTTCTACATTAATTGCAATGGGAAAGGCAAGAGAAGCAACAGCAGAAGACGAAGCCCCCGCATGTCCTCCAACTCCACCCGCAAAAACAAAAGCTAAAAAAGTTAAGTCAATTTTAGAAGAAGTACAAGAGAATGGCGCTGAGTGAAGATCTAACAGCCTGCTTTTCAGATTTTGGTGTGACCGCGACAAGTGGAGGCACTAGCGGAAAAGTGATCCTTGATCAACCTGACGAAATGGTTTTAGATGGTCAAGTTATTTTTCGCGACTATAACGCTCACGCAAAAGTTTCTGAGTTTGGAAGTTTGGCAGTAGGTAGCACAATCACTATTAGTTCGGTTGATTATGAAGTTAGAAGCGTTGACCAAGACTTAGACGGTCTTACTTGTCAAATTTCACTTTCTAAAACCTGATGACAACAATTAGGGAAAATATATTAGACGAGATCAAGACAACTCTTGCAGGTACAGCGGGGGGAGTAGGAAGTCGAATCTATCGCGAAAGAACCACACCTCTTACTCGCAATGAGTCACCGGCAATCGTAGTAGAGCCTTCTTCTGATACTCCTGAAATCTCTGTTTCTCATCAGCGCGTCGATTGGACTTTAAGAATTGTTGTTAGTGTGATTGTTCGTGGTTCTGCAAGTAATACACCTTATGAGGTAGCAGATCCAATTTGTGAATCATTACATTCAAAGTTATTAGCTGATTTAACGGTTGGAGGTTATGCAATAGATATTGAACCGGCTGGTGTCTCTTTTGAAATGATTGATGCTGATCAACCTGCCGCCGTGATACAAAACACGTTTGTTATTAAATATCGAACGACTTTAGGGTCATTGTCGACATAAATTTATTAACACGTAGCAAATAAAGACTATTATGTAAGCATAGTAATTTCATGGTGTAACGAGGTTTAAAACAAATGGCAAAGTTAGCAAGAGCCGCGCTGATTCAAGTGAAAGCGGAATCAAGTTACGGCACAGATCCCACGCTCGCGGGAAGTGACGCTTTGCTAGCTCGAAGCCTTACGGTTAACCCTCTAGAAAGTGACACAGTAAGTCGAGATCTGATTCGCAGCTACCTCGGAAACAGCGAACAACTCTTAGCTCTCACAAGAGTCTCAGTACAGATAGAGGTGGAAATTGCAGGTTCTGGAACAGGTGGAACGGCTAGCCGAATAGATAGTTTGCTTAAAGCTTGCGGCATGGCTAGTACAGTCACTGGCTCAGCGGTAACGGGCTCGTCGCAGGCAGGGGCCGCCAATACTATCACCCTTGCTAGTGGCGCAAATGCTACCGACGACTATTACAACGGTATGCAAATCTCAATAACTAGCGGAACTGGTAATAATCACAAAGGTTTGATTGTCGATTACGTCGGAAGT